AACGAATTATGGGAGAGGGCTATTAAAAAAAACTAGCCATCCCCTCAAGTACTACAGTGCTTTCAACACCAGTATTCGGATTCTTCACCTTAACTTCTTCCTTGACACGAGGCATCGTAGTAAAGAAATTATTCATTTTTTCAAACTGTTCATGTGTCATAGAATCAATAAACTCATCTAAGTCCTTTTCATCCATGTCTTTTCTGTCAGTCACATTCTCTGAATCATAAATTGATGAAATACATCCTTTGATAATATCGAATGCAGCGTCTGTTTTATCAGATGCATTTGCCATAACATCAATTAGAGGATACTTCATAACAATACCTATGTTATCACTCAATTTGATTTCACTATTGTGTTCAACATTATTGACACATTTAATATTTGCAAGGTTAACTTCAACCTCTACTTTTGTTTCTTTGTCATCTGGACAAGTAACAGAAACCTTTGTTGTTTCTCCTACAGACTTTCCACGCAATTGCAGAAAGATGTATTCCAAATCAAAGAAAGGAATTTTTGAAGGGTCAACACTATTAAATGTGCAATTAGAAACAATATCTTTAATTGCTCTAATTTGGTCTGCTTCAGTTCCAGCACCTTGTGCCATTAGAAGAAGTTTTTCTTCTTTTACAAGGAATGGACGAAATTCCACTTTTTCACCATTAGATGGTAACGTCAACTCATATTTCGCCGAGGCGAGTTTTGGTAATGCCATAATTATCTCCTATTTACATTACGATGATTAAAATCTTAGTCCTCTTCCGATTCCTAGATTACTTATTGGGTTCTTAGTTATTCCTCTAAAGAAATTTCTGAACGCCAAAACTTTTTGTTGTGCGAACACAACCCTATCTCTTGCAGCCAATACGTCATTGAATGCTTTACCAGCATCCTCAAAGATACCTTTTTCACGGCCTGGGAATTTGTCATTAAATGCTGCACCAACTGGTCTACTAGTATTTGGAAACATAGTTTGAGTGGGTGTACGAGGGTCAAATCCCATCGGTGCATTTCTTCTACTTACAACTTGTTCTTTGTATTCTGGATATTCAACCCATGATGCTTTACCATCATTAGGATTACCATGTGCTTGTAGTGGTATCCATTCTTTGAATGAAAATCCTACAGTATGTTTTAACAACGCACTAACGGTTTCGTTACTTACTTCCATTGCATTTAGTGTTTTGGGAAATGCATTTTTAATTTTAATACCAGCAGTCCTATGATTCTGCTCGTCTAACTGATATACCTCTATACTTCCAACATAATTATTATAGTACTCTATATTGTAGGTTGTTGGTGATACGATGTAATCTTGCCATGAGTTAAATACCCATCTTTCTTCATGGTTATTTCTTAAATAAAACTCAATAGAAATTTCTTCACCATATGTTAATCCTTGTGCAACCTCATATGATGGGCCGTAGATGTTTTCATCTGTAGTTGTACGAATATTCTTGCCTGGAAATGATACACTGTTAATACGGAATGTAAAATCTCTAGGAAGTTGACTTTTTAGATTTTCTTGTATTGTAGGGGGAAAGTTAATTACTGCCTCAAATCTATTAGGACGAGCTTGCCCATCCTTCTGAAAGGTTGCTAACCATTGTTCAAATGTTTTATCTCTATCTTCTTGGACAGGATAATCAAACATTAAATTATTTTCTTTTGCCATTAACTTGGTCTCCTTGGAGTATTAACCATTCTTCTAGAATCTGCATACACTCTACTTTCGGTTGCTCTCTTGAATCTTTGTACTGGTAACAAAACCGCAATCATCATTTCATCTGCATTAATAATACGAAATGGTGGTTTTACATGATCCATAAGATATCTTTTAATTGTTGGTTGAACCATTCTATTTCTTTTAATTCTATTCCATGTTAATTTGATTCTAGTACTTTCGTCCATAGGGCCATTGGCATACTCTGCCATCACGTTCAATAATTTTACACGCATTGGTACTGATAGATAATGAAAATTTAATCCCATAAACCCTTCAGATACATTATTTGCACCGACAGGTGTTATTGGTAGTATAAGAGGAAATCTATCATAGTAGGGAAGTACATTTTTGTCATCTTTATATTTGGGACTGTACATGAAGAAATTCATCTTACCGAATACTGGGCGAGTTTTTAACTTACCCTCACGGAGTTGTTCCCTTGGATTTATGTCTCCAAGTTCTTTTACTTGCTTTCTAAACCAACGGATAGATAAATCTCTACCCCCTGCTTTTTCAACTATCTTGTCAACTGCATCTGTCATACCTCTATTTATACAGTTAACCTAAGTGGTCTTCAGTTAAAATCTTGAATTCCATGTTTCTATCGTTACACCATTCTATTGCAGATTCCCACTTTGCTTGGTTTACACCCCATGTACGGACTTCACTGATAAATCGTGGTGTTTTGCGTTTAGGGAGTTTTGGTGGGCCACACTGTGCCTTGGGTTTCACTTCAATGATGATTTTTTTGATAGAACCATCCTTCTGTTTTACCTTAATATAGAAATCGGGGAAATACCGATGGCGTCTACCATCTAGGGGTGATATATATGGTATGATGACTTCTTCACTTCCCCACTCAAGGATAGATGTGCTTTTGTCACAATACACCATAAACCGTCTTTCCCATAGGGAACGGTAAATTATTTTATCTACGTCACCTTTATATTTCTTTTGATTAATTGGGACGTATCTTCCACTATATGCCATGTCAAACCTTATAAATACTTTAAAGAACGAATTCTTGTAGGATTATTTATATGGCAAACTTAGAAAGTATAGTAAGTAATTTAGTTGGTGCTGGTGGTAAATCACGTGCTGGTAATTTACAATACCCAATGGATGTGGGGCATATGTCTAGAAGTGACCACTATGTTCAATTTTTTATTAATGAACAGATAGACGCAAAGGCAAACATCTCTGGCGGTGCGTTACCAGACCAAAACTTTAAAACAGTTGGCGACCCAAGAGATGGTATAAGAGAAGTTGTTTATGCTGACAGAAGGTCAAGAACTGTTCCAAGAGCTCCAACAACAAGAGCATCTGGTTCTATTACGTTATACATGCCTAATCAGATTCAAGTATCACAGAAAGCAAACTACGGTGAAGCAGAAATTGGACTGTTAGTTGCTGGTGGAATTGCAAGTTTTAACGCACTATCATCTGGTGGTTTAGGTGGCATTGACTTTGGTGCAATTGGACAGACATTAAAAGACGAGGGAATGAATATTGGTGCAAAAGCACTAGAAGGTGCTGGTGCAACAGGTGCTACTGCTGCAAAGGCAATCGCATCTGGTGAGACTACAAACAATAGAACAGAGATGAAGTTTGAGGGTATTGATAGACGTTCTTTTCAGTTCACATTTAGACTACTTCCACGTTCATCTGATGAAGCAAATGCAATTCAAGAAATAGTGACACTATTCAGATATCACTCTATGCCTGGGTTTACAGATGACATGTTAGGTAGAACACTCAAAGCACCATCTACATTTGATATTCAATATTATCCACAAGAACACCTACATAGAATTGGTACATCTGCACTTGAAGCAGTTGATGTAAAATTTGGTGGTGATAGACCACAATTCTTTAAAGACAACCATCCAACCGAAACTGAACTTACTCTTACATTCAAAGAACTGGACATTGTTACTAAAGAGAAAGTTGCACAAGGATTTTAATATATGTATTTTAGAAAGTTTCCAACAGTACAGGTAGATGTTAAGGGTGATGGTATACTACAAAGTATGACTGATATCACTCGTAGAGTAAATTTCAATAATTCGACATTAGAAAACTTTGTTAATTTTGATTTCTATGATGTGCCAGATGGTTCAACACCAGAACAGATTGCATATGACTATTATGGCGATGCAAATCTACACTGGATTGTTCTCATAGCAAATAATATCAAAGACATTTACACAGATTGGCCAATGTCAGTTGATAGATTTGAAAAACATGTAGCGTCTAAGTATAGTAATGTAGATGACATTCATCACTATGAATACACACAGGAGTCTGGTGATACAAAATTTACTATCGAACTTCCAAACGATTCTGCAACGACAATTCCTGCTGGAGCAACAGCAATCACAAATTATGAATATGAGGAAAGACTATTGGAATCTAAAAGAAAAATAAGACTAATCCAACCATCCTACATTGCTAAAGTACGAGCAGAGTTTGAAACGATTATAGGTAGATAAACATGGCGACTATGCAGTACGCTGGTGAATATCACATTGAAGTCTGCGAAATCTATGCGGCAAGTGGTGCAGTAATAGATTTAAAAGACCAATTTGCATCAGTAAACATATATGAAGATATATTCAAAAATGCACTTACTGGTGACATTTCAATTGTAGACACTAACAATCTACTTACCAATCTTCCAATCATTGGACAAGAAAAACTAAAACTACGTCTGGTAACTCCAAATGCAGATGACGATAACTCTCGTACAATAGCGGTTGACTTCACAGACACCCCATTTTATATCTACAAGGTTGCAAGTAAGGTTAGTATTAATGACAATACTAATGCATATACGTTATCTTTTACAACACCAGAAGCAGTACGTTCTAATCGTATCAGAGTGACACAAGCATTTAGTGGTGAACCATCTGTTGAGATTGTAAAGAAGATATTCAGAGATGAGGATTTACTCAACTCTAAGAAAGAATTCTACTATGAAGAAACAACAAACAATTTTAAGTTTGTTTCTCCTAGTATGCGTCCATTTGATTTTATCAACAGTGTAGCAAGAAGGTGTTTATCAAAAGAATATAACTATGCACCGACATTCTTGTTCTATGAAACTGTTAAGGGATACTGGTTCAGAACTATTGACAGTATGATGGACACCAAAAATCCAAGATTTGTATTTAAAGAAGAAACACCAAACATTCTACCAGAGGGACATAAGAAACCAGAGGTTAACACAACACTAACAAATATTCTCAGTTACAGTCTTATGTCATCAACAGACGTAATGATGAACATGAGAAAGGGTATGTATGGTTCTAATCTTCTTATGATTGACTTGGTTAACAAGACAGTAGATAATCACAACTATAATTACTTTGATGACTTTGCAGAAGATAAGCATGTAGATGAATTTAACCTATATGGTTCACAGAATGCACCATTGGGTTCACAAGCAAGAGATGACTATGGTAATAGATTATCAGATTATGACCAATCAAAAACATATATGCAAGCTGTTGACAGAGAGGCGCCCAATGGGTTATACTCTGCTAGACACGATGGACAATACGACTACAGTGGTACAGATATTTGGTTACAAAGACGTATGGGTAGATTCAGTGCAATCGACTCTGCAATAACATTAAGAATTGAAGTGCCAGGCAATACATCTCTCCAAGTTGGAGATATGGTTGGTATCGACATGAGAAACCAAGGAATGCTTGCAGAGGATGAACGTGACCCTATCTATAGTGGACGTTATCTCATATCAAAACTAAAACACGAATTTGCACGAGGTGATGGTGTGTATAAACATCGTTCACATATGGAAGTAATTCGTGACACAGCAGTTAAACCGTTATCATCATATGGTGTTACCCATCAAGACGGTGGAAACCCAATAGACGTTCTCGTACCAACTGGTGCTGAAGACCCTAGTGATGTAACATACTAATAGGAAAGGAGGCCTATCAAACAACTCGATTCGTTATGCAGACTTTTAACTTATAAATTTAACGAGGACAACAATGACAGCAAAACTCAAAAACAGACTTCAGAAAATGCACTTCCAAAAACAGTTAAGCAGGAGAAATGAAATTGAGACTACAAAAGATGATAAATATTATGAAGAATTATACTCTCAAAAAGTCAATGAGTTGTTAGGAATAAAAAATGAAAACATTCGCAGAACTACAAGAGGGCGTCTACGACCCGAATATATTTAAAGCAATCTTTCTAGCAGGGGGGCCTGGTAGTGGTAAGTCTTATGTTGTTCGTAGAACAACTGGTGGACTTGGAATGAAGATTGTTAACAGTGATGATGTCTATGAGAAGATGTTAAAGGATGTAGGACTAGATACTACACCAGAGGATATCTACTCAGACTTGGGACAAGACACTCGTGTTAAAGCGAAAAAGACAGTCAAGACAATGCAATCTAATTACATTGAAGGACGTTTGGGACATATCATTGACGGTACTGGTAAGGATTACGATAAGATATCCAAACAAGTGTCAATGCTCAAAGGTTTAGGATATGACTGTTATATGATATTCGTTAATACATCTTTGGATACGGCACAGGAACGTAATGCTGACCGTAAACGTACACTACCAGAGAAAGAAGTTGAAAAGATGTGGAAAGAGGTTCAGAAGAACATCGGTAAATTCCAGAGGTTGTTTGGTAACTCTAATTTTGTCATTGTAGACAATAATGATGCTGGTGAGGACATATTCTCTAAAGTATGGAAACGTATCATGGTACTAGTTCGCAAGAAGGTAGGCAACCATATCGCAAAACGGTGGATTTCGCAAGAATTAGCGAAAAAAGCACGCAAATAACACCCCCTAAATTACAGTAATGCAGAAAACCCTTGTTTTTCAAGGGTTTTTTCGCCTATAAATGCCTTGACTTTTGTTATAAAAACATGTATAATATGTGTATATGATGAAAAAAGAAAGAGTGAAAATGACAATTTATTTAGATATGGACGGTGTGATTGCAGACTTCTTTGACGGTTTCGCCAAGAAGTTTGATAAGAAACATTGGAAAGAGATTCCAAATAAAGAGATGGCCATTGCAGAATTGCAAGGTACTGACTTTTTCAATACATTAGAGAAATACCCAACATCAGATGAACTAGTCGAATTTGTACAGACAGTTGCTGGTGACGATTGGGGTATATGTTCTTCACCACTAAGAGGTGACAGGGACAACTCTGCATATTGGAAGAGAGTATGGTTAACCAGAATGGGTTATTTACCAGAAGTTCAGAACATTATCTTTACTGGACAAAAAGAAAAGTATGCTACAAACAGACTTGATGGTACACCAAATATATTGATTGATGATAAACCAGACAATATTACAAGGTGGATTACCAAGGGTGGTATTGGTATTAGATACCAAGCAAACGAGGATAGTCTGGTGACTATCAAAAGAAAGTTAATTCAAGCAATAGAAAGAGGATAATATATGTTAAAATCATTAATATGGTTCGGTGTGTTCGTTTTTGTGATGTTATGGTTACTGGCAAAATTCGCTGGATTATAGGAAAATAAGCCTTGACATTTGTTATGAAAACATGTATACTGTAAGTATAGAGTGAAAAAAGAGAGGATATATTATGACTAAATTTGTGAAAGAAGAATTCAATTGGGACGGTATGTACTTAATGTACAAAGGTAACTTTGAAGGTGCTAGAATGATGATGGATGTACGTCCAGATGCTCATCCTAGTTGGGAAGGTAAACTGATGCCTGCGTTTGTTGCCCGTTTTAAGTACGGTTACAAACCTTGGAAAACATGGGTAAACTTTCTTGTGAAGAATGCAACTGTTGAGGAGTATATGAAACTCGCAGAGGAGACTTCACCTAGAGCTGCAATGGAAACACTTGGATATAACGGT